GGAAACCGAAGAAGCAATCTATGATTTATTAACTATAAAAGCTACAAACACAAATAAATTAATAAATTTACTGCGTCATAAGCTCTTATATATTAAGAGATCATTTGCTTGGCATGACTCCGTAAAAAGAGTCCCCAACGTACTCTGACCCCTGTTATCAGTGGTCCGAGTTACGACGGGAGGATTGAGATCAGAGATGATAAGATCTACTATTGTTCTCTTGAAGCGCTTTTTCCTTCTTTCACGTAAGAACGGAGTATCTTACATGTGTAGATATATGAAGTATACTTCATTATATATAATGAAGGTTGTGGCCAAAGATTCTTCGATCATATTACATTCTAATGTGTATGATCTAAGGGTCTCGGTCACGGCTTCTGGTCTACCACGTATTTTACCTACGTATATGCGAAGAGGAATAGCCTCTAGGGAATTATGAGTTATTAAGTGGGTATTAACTATCTGTAATCTTTATAGGGTCTTTCCTTATCCCGGGACAGTGAAGCTTTCAACTATCACTGATCCTTGATTAGGAAAAATCGATAAAGGTTTCATTTCGTTTATTCCCATTTTCTTCTCTCTTTTAGACTACAAACCATTCACTTTCTTTTGAAAACCTTTTGTTTTATCAGCAAAAGGTGCCTTCTCATCTAACTTGATTTCTGATAAGTTAGATAAGAGGAGTAAAAAGATAGTGAAAAGATGGACTAGTGGTAATTCCCTTTCTGGGTTCTTAACTTCTGTCATATTTCTGAGTGGAAACACTCAGTTATGGGAGTCTGTAAGATGATTTTTCTTACAAGCTTCGCCGTCGCCTCGCCTAACGTCTATCTGACATACATTAGATAGATTAGTTTCGGGATTGCGATTTCTTCCAAACCATAGATACTCCTTCTGATCTGAGGGAGTCTGTGGGGGGAAGTTGGCTTACAAAGATGAACCTGGAAAGATCCGGATATTCGCAATGGTGGATTGCCTCACTCAGTGGGTTCTTAACCCTCTGCATGTTTGGTTATTCGACCTATTACGATATATCGGGAATAAGTACGGCGTTGACGCCACATTCGATCAAGATAAGGCAGTTGAGCATCTTTCAAATTTAATGAAGACGCATAAACTTGCTTTCTCTTTCGATCTGTCGGCGGCCACTGACCGTTTACCATTAATTCTACAGATAAAGCTCTTGAATTTCGTTCTTCCATCATTGGGAGATCATTGAGCAAATCTATTGGTGAACCGAAATTATTCGGTTCCACCCAGAGAGGGTTTTGTTTTACCTTCTTCTGTTAGATATGCTTGTGGTCAACCTATGGGGGCACTTAGTTCATGAGCTATGTTAGCTTTGACTCATCACTTTATTGTTCAGTATGCGGCTTATAAAGTTTACCACCAAAAAGAGTGGTTTAAGCTTTATTTAGTTCTCGGGGATGACGTTGTTATCCTCGATAAACGGGTCGCATCTGAGTATTTAAGGTTGATGACTCAGCTGGCCGTAGGGGTTAACTTATCTAAAAGTTTAGTTAGCCCTATCGGTTTTGCTGAGTTTGCCAAACGCTTCGTTGGACCTTCTGGCTTATATTCGGGAGTCTCTTTAAGAGAGTTTAGTAGTTTGTATAGTAGTTGAGCAGCGGTCTTAGAAATTGTTTCTAAGACCAAAGCCTCTCTTACTAACTACCTCCGTCTTTTAGGCTATGGTCCTTTATCTGCAGGAAATACTGTCTGATCTTGACATTCCAATTGAAATCTGAAGAGATGATTTATGGAGTCTCATGAAGTAATGAGCGTTCATTTACGCTATTATTTCCGAGGTCTTCATCATTATCTTGCTTACTTAGGACGTAGTATCCTAAGTGAGTATCGGACTAAATTGGAATCTCGATTAAGACAGTTGCGTCATCTTGACCCGAGTCTTCTTAGTTCTCAACTAACTTCTCATTTAATGGTTGCTCGTTTACGAGTGCCAACTAATGAGGAGCATATAGGATTAAGGTTGATGGCTCATCGTTGGTTTGATGAGATCATGCTTCCTTATTCCTTGGATTGAGTTCCTAGAGGACGATCATCCAAATCAGGAGAAAGACACCTCGCGGTGGTCAATCGTAATGATTTGGTTGATATGGTTGAATCTATCGAAAAGCTTGTCTTTGAGCTTTTTGTCGATTCACCATTATGGAGTCATTTGGTTTGAGGTCGAAGAGAAGATTATATGAAGCTGGCGAAGGAGTGGTTAGAATTTTATTATCCTTCCAACGCGGGACATTACAATACTGAGGATTTAATCCAAGGTGTTGTAAC